TTAATTTTCTATTTGCGTTAAAAAGTATTTTTTCATGCTATCTAAGGAAATTTCTGTAGAATCACCTCGACCATATGCACCAATCCATGTTGGTTCTTCATGCGTTAAATTTCGTAATTTCCATGCTGAGTATTGTCCGTACATATTAAATACATCTTGAATTAAATCTTTTTCATCTTCAGAAAACTTACTAAAATCAATGTCGAGGTTATCTGTATCTATTGCTCCAGAACCAAAACTCTTGTACTTATGGTATAGGTCGGGAATAACAGGTCCGTGCATCCATGCTTCTATTTTTTCATTAAATAAAGGTTTACCCAAGATAGCTAAAGAAAAGCCTTGAGTGTAATAAACTAGTTTTTGTAGCTTCAAATTTGAAATAAGGTCACCGGCATCGTTATCATTTAATGAAAGAATGTAGTTTGCTACATCAAAGCACGTTAAATTTGTCATAATATGCAACCTTTTTGTTAGAAAATTATCCACAACTCACGTTGTTAACTTTGAGCGATTATAATTTAAGTTATCTAAATAGGAAAGATTTATTCAACAAATTATTGGGATTGTATTAATACTAAATTCAAGTACTAAAAAGTCTAAGTTGAAGATTGATAGTGTGTTTTGATTATTCAGGTTTTGCGGGAAATACAGCATTAATATCAGACGCATCAACGCGGGTTAATAAAATGCGATATTTTTTCCGCTGTTTAAGTTGCTGTTCTTCATCTGTCTCTTGCATATCTAGATCAATGATATCTTGAAGTAACGCTATTTTTTCGCTAGCTTCGTTGATTAATGAGTTTTTTAAATTTTGATTATTTTTGATGAGATGTTCATTTTTTGCATCTTCATCTAAGATCCATTTTTCACCATTCCACGTACAGAATTCGAATGGTTTAAGCAGTGTAAAACCATCACGAATTTTACCGAGATAATCGATTTTTTCCGCTTCTTTCGTTTCAATGTTATATACCGTTTTGTTTCTGTTATCTTCGATTAAAATCCAAGCGCCATTTTGCTCGCATGGCCAATAGCCGTCCCTGAATTCAGGCGCTATCCGTAACGCATTATCTGGCGGTAATGTGTCATTATTTGCATCAAGTTGATGTGTGAATGGTTTTAGTTCATTTGTATTGTCAAAATAATAATTTATCATAATTTTTCCTTTTTAATTTTACCTACTCGACAGGTAGGTAGCGCTGAAGATGACGCAATCCGCAATATAACTGGTCTGTTTTTATCGTTTTCTGCATTAGATGCAAAATTGTTTTATAAGCAGTCGGTGTGGGGAGCTGGGGCGCAAATAGCAACTGGTGATTGTCATGGTATGTCTATGAATTGTTTTGATGCATCACGAGTTGTACCTACCGCACATGAAAATAGACCGCTTAACATCGGGTTAACACCTGTTATTTATCTTGGAGTCTAAACACCTAAATACATTACTGGAGTCATGCCAATATTTAATGGTCTATTTTCATTAGATGTTGGAACGACTCTCGAAGCATCAAAATCAAAAAACATCCATCTCAATTTGCGGCTTGACGACGAGCTTGCGAGATAATCATCTCCAGCCGATTGTATTGATATTGCACCATTTTTATCACCAGACTCGATTTTTTCGTGTCCAAGCAGAGCTTTAGAATTACCTGAAGGCAAACCGCCTTTAATATTACGAATAGCATCACCTTCGGTGCTACCTACCTGTCGAGTAGTTCCATTAACCGCACGTTCAAAATACCCTCTACCATCAGGTGCAAATGCGGACGGTACATTAATATATTGCTGACCATCTATTGTTTTGATTGTTATCAAATATTGAGTTTTGTTGTTTTACCTGCTCAATCACATAATTTGAGATGATTTCACAAATCGGATCTGCATATTGGTTGCCGTTCTCAAAATTCACCGCATCCAGATATTTAATAGGCACTTCGTGACGTGTAACAACTGCGCCAAGCAATCCATCAAAATCGGAGATTAAGCCAGTGATAAAGCCCATGGCATTGCTAACGCTCATTGTTGGGCGGTTACTAGTGCCCTGTCCGTTTTTTTGAAAACCCTCAACTTTAATAGGGTATGGCTCATAAATATTACCCTGCCATGTAATCGGACGCCTCAGCTCATTTAATCCGTTATGAAATCGAAATATCGTTTTATTACCCACGATCTTCGTTAAATCGACTTCATACAAATCAATAATCGCATCTTGTGCTATTTTGGTTATATCAAGTAACATTTTTTTGGGGATCATGCGACTACCTCTTCGAATGTTGCAGAAATTGTTTTAGCTGCGCTGTTGGGCGTTGATGTCCAAGAACGACAAACAACTTTTATTGTTTTATTAGTGTTAGGCTCTCGCCACAAAAAGGCTTTAACAGCATTGTGTCTGCTAAGAAAATCATCAATCAAACTGATGTCTTCTGATAACCCAACAAATGTCACATTGTATGAGCGCAAATCGTTGTTAATACCGTCCCGAATTCGTTGCTCATAACCGTCACCAAATTTAATGACTTTCACTTTTGGTGATACTGATGTGGTAGAGCTGTTTTGAGGTCTCCAGTGGAATGTTTCCATATTTTCTCCAGACATAAAAAAAGCCCGCAATAGCGAGCTTTAGGTTTGATTTTATTTTGTATATCTACATTAGATTTTCCATACTCAGTTAACAACAATCAGCATGTTTTTGTGAGGAAAACTGCATTTGCAAACCTAATGCTTGAACAATTTTAAAGATTGTATTAAAAGTGGGGTTCCCCTCACCTGATAACGCTTTATAAATACCCTCACGACTTATACCTGTATCACGTGAAAGCTGACTGATGTTTTTAGCTCTAGCTATATCACCAAGTGCAATAAATAAAAATTTAGGGTCTCCTTCTTCTATTGCGGCATTTAAATATTCTTGCATTTCTTCATCAGTATTTAAAAAATCAACCACATCAAAAGTTTTTAGTTTTGTAGTCATAATTAACCCCATTTATTTGCTAATTCTTTAGCAATTTTAATATCTGTTTGTTGTGTATCCTTGTCACCGCCACACAATAAAATAACAATTTCATTATTGCGGTTAACAAAATAAACCCTATACCCTTTTCCACAGTGAATACGCATTTCTGATACACCGCTGCCTACAGGCTTAACATCACCAAAATTACCTTCTTGCATGCGACGAATTCGAACTTTAATTTTAGCAGCTGCAGTTTTATCTTTAAGCGACTTCAACCATTTTTCCATTTGCTGTGTATAACTTACAGTAATCATGCTTTATTCCTGTTTTAATTTAAAACTATTATATCTTACACCGTTAGAATGTCAACTATGGTTATCAATTATAATTATTTATATTTTTACTAAACTTATATAATGCTTATATTGAGGTTAATCATAAAAATAATAATGAATAAAACAATCGATGTTGAAACAGGTGTACCAAACGAAGTTGTTAATATGGTTTTTGATAATAACTATTCTCCTGCACAAGCGTGGCGTGAGTATTTAAAATTATCTCAAGTTGAAGTTGCGAATAAAATAGATATTAGCCAATCAGCTTATTCTCAATATGAAAAAAGCCAAAAGTTAAGAAAAGCAACACGGATTAAAATTGCCGAAGCGCTACAAATCAAGCCTGAACTGTTAGATTTTTAATAAAAAACCCGCCGAAGCGGGGTAGAATCTAATTACATTAAAATCAAGGAATCAAAAATTAACTTAACTGCCAAATTTGCCAAGGAGAAACCAATAAATGCAGCTAAAAAAACTAAAACGGAAATCGCAAGAATTTCCATACGCCTATTTTTAATTATTTTTTTTCTATCGACCATCATTTTCCATATTAAAATTCCCATCAGGAGAATACCTATTACAACAAATACTATTATCATATCAGACTTATTTATATCTAAATTAAATACTTTGGACAAAAAAAAGGAAACTGCAGGGAGCATTAATGTAAAAAAAGCCATGCAAGTATTTATATCTCTAAACCAGATAAATAATAAAGTGGTAAATGAGTCTTCATTAAATTCTGATTTATCAACACTTTTAGGTTCTGAGCTAACTTTTTCAGCATAAAGTTTCAAGTTCGAAGACATCTTCTCCAATCTATTACCAAGCTTCTTCATTAATTCATAGGTCTTATTTATTTTAGAAAAAGTTATGAAAATGAGAACGAAAACTAAAGTTATAACTAAAACCGCTATCAGAATAATCATCCAAATTGGAATAAACATATAACCAAACTACCTCTATTAATTAATAAAAGAGTTAATAGTTTGTTTATTAATAATACAAAAATCAAATGTAAATAGATTAAATAACGTCCGCTGGATTATTTTTTATCCAAAAAAAACAAAAAGAGTTATATAGACATTCACAGGTCATCTTCATTATGAAGATGACTGATAATAAAAACCACCCGAAAGTGGTTTAATTGAATTTGGTTGGTTAACGATAAATTATCTAGAGTCTAGGGCTATTTTTTTGCAGGTTTCATACATTTCATTAAGATCATCATCCCATAAGTCATTATCGATTAAAACTTGTTTGATTATTTTTGTATCTTTGTTATTAAGCAAAGTAAAAGCGAGAAAAGCAGAAAAAGCTTTATCTGGTTGGCACAGTTCCAGTGTTGTGATCATATTATTTCTAACATAATCAATATTACTTTTATTATTAACTAAATCGTCTATATATTTATTTATACGATTTGAAGCCTCGAATCTTGATTGCAACAATCGTTCATAGTCATTTAAAGCCAATTTTTTAATAGTATTGTCACCTTTTGAACCTACATTTCCTTTTGGATACAAACGACAAGCTTGAATAGATAAATGTAATTTAGGATCATCCTCATAAGGATTTATAATAGGTGTTATAACAACATCCAAACTCCCTTTTCTGAGATTACACCTTTTACATGAAGGTAACAAATTATCCCAATTTACGACTTCATCAGGATATCGTTTTTTACATTTAAAATGCTCAACTTCAACGTATGAATCTTCAATCTGTAATTGACATTCACAATAAGCGCATTTAGAGTTGCTGCTTTCTAATAATCGCTCCTTTATTTTTTCGTGATTCCATACAGTATCAGAATTAGACTTATACCTTTCTATTAGTTCTTGAACTTTATCATCGCTTAAGTAATCGGGTTTTTTCCCTTTTTCTAACTTAATCATGGATTAACCCTTAAGCCCATCCAATTGCATTTTAAAAAGTGCTCTTAAAGGGTATGTAGGATGAAGTAATTTATCCAATTCGTTATGAGCTTCAGTAGCAGCTTTTATATCATTATCATCTAGCGCCCTACTAAATTTTGTGTAAACTTCCCTATATTTTTCTGTTCGAACATCTCTCATACCCATTACATCAGTAAGAATTTCCTCAACTGTCCATCCTTTAAAGCCATGTGGGGCGATATCTAAGGTTCTTTTTTCTAAATGACCATTTTCTCCAGATAAAGCTATAACTTCGTTCGCCTCGGCGGTTTGAATAACGTGAGGGCTATGCGTACTGATGATAAATTGGGCTTTCGGAAATGTTTTTGTAAGAACGCTGCAAACTTTACCTTGCCATTCAGGATGAAGGTGTAACTCTATCTCATCAATTAGAATAATTCCATTAAAGTCTGATGCTAAAACATTGTTGTCTTGGAATCGATATTCAATTTCTTTAATTATTCCCAATAAAATAAATAAAATTGACCTAAATCCAGAAGATAAAAGTTCAAAATATATTTCTCCTGTAGGTGTTTTTACAATTATCTCATTTTGAGTGGTAGTTTTACAAAAGGTAACCTTATTATCAAGTAACGAAAAACAGCTTATTGCTAATTTAATGTTTTCTTGTTGAACATCAGTTAAATTATTAACATGCGCGCTATGCAAATACCTAGAAACAAACCATTGTTTTATATCATCGTTATCTAAACCTTCAGCGTTTTCCGTTGTTCTATTGATAACGTCTGGGTCTGAATTAATACTACTTTCTCGCCTATATTTAAAAACGCGATTAACTTTTAAATATAGTAAATTGAAATTTGCATTTTCATCATTAACACATTCCCATGTTTTATAGGTAAGATTTGTATATTTTTTCTTTATTGGTCGCGAAATTACTTTTCCATCTACTGAGCTTTTTATGCATCCTTGTTCAAAACCTGATTTAACACTAATAGATATCGGTTCATAACTTGAAAACAATGATGCAATTGAATCCAAAATATTTGTTTTACCAATTCCGTTTTCACCGCAAATAATATTTAAGTTGGGGTCAAAACTATCTAACGACAAGCTAGATATACCGCCAACATTTTCTATTTTTAGTGATTCAATTTTCATTGCATTATCCTGTTTATTTTTATCGTCAGAATAATAGCATAATATTTCGATAAGTTGATCATTAAATGATCTCTTAAAGGTGATGGATTTTTTCATATTATTAATAAACCAAGAAGAAATTAGAGGGTTATAGAATCTCAGTCTTCATAATGAAGACGCAGGTTTTCATTACTTCGTCACGCATGATACGGTTATACTGAGATCCCCACTACAAACCAATATTCTTACAAATGGGGCGCATTGAAACATAAAGCTGTCCATTATGCTCAATGGCTTGGATTGTTGTATTGCAAAATGGGACTTATAATTTTTTTAAATTATTCATTAATCACTCCTTTTACCTTTTTAATAAAAGCTCACATGAAAACAATCCACTGAAGGTAGGCAGCTTCATGCTTTTGCTCCGTCGAGCTATTCATGTGAGCGTTAAATCTGTTATTGATTTGCGGAATAATGAGCAATAAAAAACCGCCAGAAGGCGGTTTGTGATAGTTTTAATTTTGAATTTTTGGCTACCTACACGGTAGTGAACGCGAACTGCTCGGCGTATCTTCAAATAAAATTTTTCTAAACTACCTATGCGGCAGTGAACTTGATTTTTGCACGTAAACACGTGAACCGTTATTTCTAAACTACCTACACGGTAGTGAACAATTGCGAACGTGACAGGTTTGTGTAAATCAATTTCTAAACTACCTACACGGTAGTGAACGGAAAACTATGATGTAATAAAAAATATTAATATTTCTAAACTACCTACACGGTAGTGAACCATGGATGTTGGCATTCGCTCTTCGCAATGATTTTCTAAACTACCTACACGGTAGTGAACTAGAACATTATACACAATAAACTTTGTTCAGAAAAAGAATAATAACCAATTTGTAGCTAAAAACCCTTTTTTTACACCTGTTTATAATCATTTGATTTTAAATGAATTATAAGAATCAGCAAAAAAAGGGTTAACTAATTAATGATGTCTAATTACAGGTAAAACCCTATTCCATTTGTCTATTATATTTTTTGCTTTAATATGCGCTGTTTCTCGCTCAATAATTAATTTTGCACTATGTAAATTTCGTTTGTACTCGATTGACATAGAGTGAAATGCACTGACAAAACTAGAATCAATTGCCCTAAGGGCTGGCTCGATAAGCTCAATTTGAGAACGCATCCTATCTGCTACTTTATAAAGCCAAGCTAAATCGTACCAATCTTCATCAGACAACCCGTTTCTCATGCTTACACCACCCAACCACTTAATAGCCTCGTCAAACTTGCTAGCTGGCAAATCTTGGTAACGCGGTACTTTGAACTGCAAATAGAATTTAGAATAAATAGCTTGATGATGTTCACCTGTGCGGTATGAACGCTCATTAACAGCCTGTTTAATTGCCTGCTGTTGTTCAACTGAAATAGTGTTAGGGTGTTGTTGAGCTACTTTCGGCATGAAGTGGTTATAAAGTACATCGAAACATTCTAATTGATATTGTTTTAAGATAGGTTTTATTTCTGGATTAACCCTGCTTAATTCTATACCTGCAAGCCAGCCATTGAGATAACCAAGAGGTAAACATAAAACTTCTCTATTTTTACCGTCTTTTGCAACTACCTTTATCATAAAGGCAGTTGAATTAAGTATTTCATTTCTTTTAATTCTTTGTCTTTGAGCTTCCCAATCCAAACCTATGTTCTCGCATATTGGTTTGATAGCAACATAAGGCTTATTATTATAATTGAGAATTGATATTTGTTGATTGTGAAATTGAACTAACTGAATTTGGTTTGACATACTATATCCTCTTTGATTTTATTATTAACCCCATTTTGAGTAGGGCGATCAGGAGCTCAAAACTGCAAAGAGACAGCGGACTTATTTCCCGAGGGTGTTTTATTAGTCGCACTCCCGATCATAAAATCTGGATATAAAAAAGCCGCATTTTCTATCGGGTGCGGTTACCGCTCTTTGAAGGTGTTTTGAGCACCTATTTAGAATATATATTAATTTAATAAGAGAAGTCAACTACTATTATTAATAGGTGCCAAGAGGCTCAAAAGCCCAACAAAGATAGGCTGGAGTTATTCCCATTGCTGGTATTTTATTCCTCGCCCTCTCGGCATTGAATTTTAGAGTCTAGATTTTACAAACGACTTTCTAAAGGTACGCTTGGATCACTTTCTTTTATTGGTTTTGGTATTTCTATATCTACTTTAGGTAGAGAGCTTAAACCATATTTGACAGTAAGATATTTTTGTTGCAATGCTGCTAATGATTGTTCTTTAGTGGCTATAGTCATTAACTTCATAGATAGAATCAGTCCACCGCTATATTTTGAAGCTTCATTTTTATCAATCTCAATTTCTTGTTTTATTGATTGTATTTCGCTTTGTAAATGCTCGGCAAGTTCAGGGTTAGGATTTGTAACCAACGTTTCGACTTTAACCGCTGATCCAGATTCAATGGAATTTATCCGTTGCTCAACTAAATTTTTGTTTGTTTTTAGAACTTCAAGTCTCGCAGCAATTAACGATTTTATTAATCCCCCACTATATTGTTCATAATTTTCTGTAGTCGCTTTTATATCATCGTTTGTCTGAGTTAACTCAATATTCAATGCTGCCACTTTAGCTTTGTCTTCTTCTGATAATTGTTTATTGCACCCACTTACAAATAAAAGCAATAAAAAAATATAAATTGTATGTTTTAACATTTTATCTCCTACTATAATCCGTTTTTAATTTTATTTTCATTTTCATTTTCTTTATCTGCTTTATATTTTGTAAATAACTCAGATTCATAGACAATGCTTAAATTACCTTTACCTCTTTCTATCCCCTCTAGCTGTAGAGATAAATGATCTCCAAAAACTGATGCATAATAACCACATCCTTCATACTTTAAACATTGATAAAATTCATCACTATCTTTATAAAGCTTCAACCCTACACTTTCAAGAGAATTATCAGGTTTGCCAAATTTATTTGTTAATGCTTCTTTATATTTAAAATATTCTTTTTTACCTTTGGTGCCGTATATGTCTGATGTTATTTTTTCATTCATAATAATTTTCATTGCTCCTAAATCTTTATGAACTAATACAAAATATTCAGTAAACTTCGGCAATGTCATTGGTGGAGATTTTAAAGAATATATAGATACATTTTCATCAATTGGAGTCGGCTCTAACACAGCACCAGCTTTAGACTCCAATTCTGCTACTGTCATACCCCATTTCAACCCAAGGGGTGCATCTGGATATTGAGTTTCTGCTAAAACAAATGGGCTTATAAAAAACGATGCTACAATAAAAATTAATTTCTTCATACCATTCTCCTTAGTTTTTAGGTAATGGTATGTTATTTAAAGGATTTTGGCAAGAAAAGCCGCCACTAGGGCTGTTTGTGATGGATTTGTGATTAATCCCTGCGTGTACAGGGAACGTGATACCGAGATCTCTGTATCGCTCAATTATTGCTGTTGAGCCGATTCTTGGCAAATTGAAAGAGCTTCCTGTAGATGCCACAAAACATTTGGTATTAAAACTATTAGGTTTGGGTTTATCTCGGACTCCTGACGTAATTCAACTAATTTCATCATGCTTCCAGCCTTAATAAATTCATTATGGTCTCTAACTTTGGTTAAGCGACCATAATACTTCCCAAATAACCTTATCCAACAATCATCATGCCGATCTGTAGCGAGTATTACGCCATTTTTATCATGAAAAACTATGGAAAAAACTTTCATATGGATACCTTATTTTAGATAATAAAAAACCCTCTAAGAGGGTTTGAATTGCTTTAAATGGTGTAATATTTAGTTAACATATCATATAGCGTAATGATTTCTTTTATCTTTTTGATACTTTCTTTATCGACCTGTTTATCTTTATTGTAATTAGAGCCATAGAATCTTACAGTCGCTTCTTCATTTTCATCTAACAATCTAATGCTATCCAAATCTTCTTTGGGACATGCGAAGTTATACCATTCAACAACGACTGATCTGCTGTCTCTTTTAAATTGAACATTATTGCGAGATAGTCTTTTTCCATTTTGAAAAACAACAAAACTATCTGCAAAAACCCAGTTTGAGCCACCATACGTCACCTTAGCAACTGGCATTATTTTTTTTGTGCCAAAAATTTTTAAAAACAGTTCTAGCGGTGAGTTACCACCCATGGAAATTTGATAAAAATCATCTATATCATCGTAATAGAGATAAATGCCGCCTCCCTTTAATGTGTTTATTAAGAGTTTTACATCAGTTTCATCAGTTATATTTTTAATAAAGTTTTGTAATACTTTAAAATCATTCCATCTTAAAGTTAATCCATTAGATAATGTAACATTATAAATGCCATCCTTGCCTGCTGTTGCTGCTTGGACAGAAATATCACTTATATTATGAAGTTTTATTTTCTTTGTTCCTTCGACATTATTTTTTACTTTCTCATATTCCCCCATACTAATCAAATATTCTTCCGATTCATACTTTGGTTCAGATGTTCCGAATGAAGTTTTATCTAAATAAAAAACATCTCCATTTTTCAAAACAATCTTTTTATAAGAATCGTAATTAGTTTTAATTATTTTATCAACATACCCAACCATGCCTTTATATTTTTCGATGGGTAAAAATTTGGATGTTCCAACCTCTGGGGCTGTATGTACTTGTATACGAGCTACTGGAGCATATTCGTTAATAATAAATAATTCTTTCCCATCGGGCTTAAATTTTTCTTTTTTCCCAGCAGCCTCTGAGATAAATGAAATAAAACACAGAAAAAAAATTAAATAACATAAAATCTTTTTCATACCATCTCCTTTTTTGGGTAATGGTATGAAATTTCGATAATTAAATCAACGACGATTTAACAATCCGCCGGGTCGTTGTTCTTTTTGTATCTGTGCTCGTATCGCTTGCTCGATGTTTTTAGCTAATTGCTGTCCGTCCTGCTCTGACATTCCGCCGCTATCACCTACATTTACAGGCATATTTATAGTAAGGCTAACACTGGAGCCGCCTTTTCCTGATGTGATTTGGCGGTTGCTTAAAACTCGCCCATTTTCACCCGGAATTAAGTATTGTCGTCCGCCTTGCATCAATATCTCTGGTTTACCACCCTCACCAACTCGATACATTTTACTGCCGTCAACTGGACCACCGTTTTTACGTGCACCTGCTATACCCAACGCTTTCATTGAGCCAATAGCTGTTGCATATGCCTCTGCGCCCATCGCTGCTGCTGCGCCCTGCGTGGCAATAGATGCGTTCATTGCCGCCGGTTCATATGCTAAAGCTAATGCTTCAGCTTCAAGTACTTGAGCTGCTGTCGTTTTAGCTACAATTGCGTTCTTGACGTATTGCATGCCCATTTGAACCAGCGAGCCTATTGCCTCATTCAAAATCACATTAGCAAAGTTCTGCATTGCTTGCGTTGCTGTCATGGTGCCTGATGCTAAACCTGATATTGTGCTTGTCGCACTGCTTGCTAAGCCTTCCAGTGATGACGCCAAAAACTCGTTAGCATCACTTTGATTTCGCCAAATTTCCCATTGAGCATTGATTCTATTCTGCTCGAATTGACGATTAGCTTCCTCTCTAAGTTCAATAGCTCTTTGCTCAGTAAGCCATTTTTGATTTTCAAATTCTTGGATTAATGCTAACTTTCGTGCGTTTTCATTTTGAAGCGCTTGCACAGGGTCAACTTGAGCTACTGCATCATCGACTTTAGATACTGCCGCATCAGATTTTATTTTTGCTAAATTGATTTGATGTTGTTCTTCGAGCTGTTCGAGTTTTGAATAATATTCAGCTTGTTTTAGCTCGCCTAGTTGATGAAGTTTATCGAGTGATTCTTTAGATTGTTTGAAAGAATCATTTTCAGCGTCAATTGGGCTTTTTAGAGAACCTAAGGCTTTATATGCTTGCGATGCTTCAATTAGCTTTTTCAGCTCTTCAGTTTGTTCTGCCGTAACTTTGCTACCCATTTTTTGAGTGATTGATAGCAATTCAGCTTCAACAGTAAGTCCTTTTGCCTCAAGTTTCGCAACCTCAAGCTTGTCTTTCAGTTCTTTTACTTCTTCCGCATAAGTTCTTGTTGTGCCTCGTCCACTTTTTTTACTAGCATTTAGCTTTTCGTTTTCGTCATAAATTTTACCAAGAGTATCAAATAATGGTTGTAGCACTTTTCGAACTTCTTCAGATACTTCTGACCATTTTTTTGTTTTATCGATTAACCCCAGAATTGTTGTTTTATACTGTTCGCCAACATCGCCTAGCTCATTTAACGCATTTTCATATATGTACGCTGCTTTTTTCGCTCCTTTGGTTTTCATTTGAACTATTTCGAGTTGCGTAGAAAGCGCTTTAACTTTATCGTCAACTTTGTTTTTGCCAAGTTTTTCTAACACTTTAGCAAAGCCGTCAACGTCAGTAGCCGCTTGCTCTGATGATGATGATAATTCTTCATTAACTCCGTTAAGTGATTGTATTTGCCTCTCTAGCTCATTTGCACCTTGTTTCATGTCCGCCAAGTTTCCGCGTGCGATACTTAATTTTTCGTTTAATTCATCTAGAGTATAGAGTTCAAACCCGTTTTCACCGTAATGCTCTAAATTTGTCAGAATCGCAGTAATCCGACCCTCTTCTTCTTTTATTTCTTTAACTTGCTCCGATAATTTAATGTTTAATTTTGTAAGCGCAGCCTCTCTTTGCTCTTTATTCATCTTTTTGAATTCTTCGGTTAAATCTTTTATGTAATCTTTAAGATTAACCGCAGCTTCTCTCGCTTCATTTGCTTTGCTCGCCCAAGTCATTAATGCGCCAGCCGCTAAAATTAATATACCTGCTGGGCCGCCTAGCATTGACATTGTAGCTTGCAATCCTTTAGTGGCAAAAGACGTAGCTTTCACTGCTACACTAAGTCTTGCTTGCGCGGCCGTATGCTCATTTGTAGTAGTGACAAGCTGTTTCTCAACTACGGCAAGCTGTTTATTTAATGCAGTTTGTGCTTTTAAATTATTACATTGCGCTTGTGCCATGATAATATTTTGTCGCTGAATTTGCAGTGCTTTGACGTTTTGGCTGGTTCTTTCAACTTCCGCTTGTAATAAAACTTTCTCAGCTTGAGCTTGACGCATATCAGCAAGGTTTTTTCTACACTTTGTTTGGTAGCGCTTGCTAATGAAGTGATATATTTCCCGGCATAAATCGCTGCCAGTGCGCCAACTCCTGTCATTAGTATATCGACATGTTGAGACATCAAAATCAGCGAATCAACTAAAACTTTGGTTGCGCCAGTTGAGTTATTTAGCTCGCCGAAATATTTTTTTAGATTATTGGTTACACGATTGATCCCGTCCTGTACAGTATTTCGCATATTATCAGCAAGTTCGGCGGTTTCTTCTTGTGCTGCAATCATTGCTTCGGTAAAAAAAACGAGGAGTTAAAGTAAAAGGTTTCAAACTACACGTTGACGATATCGCATTAATTGAACAAGCGAGTAAAAACCTAAATATACCACAAGCCCAACTTATTATTGATGCAATTAAATTCTATCTTGAAAATAAAAAAGCCTCATAAGAGGCTTAATTTTTAAATTTTCAAAGAAGGTAATAATTTTTTAAAATAACTATTTTTAATTTCTAAAAACTCTTCTTTATCTTTTTTTCTTATAATGAGACTACAAAAATAAACAGCTTGAACCACCAAAAGAAGAAAAAACACAGACAATATTGAAATTTGAATTATTGATAAAGGGTTACGAAAAAAGCATAAATATAAAAATAATAAAGCTTGAGTAAAAAACAGTATTGCAAAAGAAGCATAGAAAATATTATCAATTAAAATCGTTTTATTACATAATTTAATCTCATTATTCTCAATACGAATATGGCTATAAAATTTTTTAAAATGTGATGGCGAAATTTTATTTTTTGTAATAAAAGTTAACTGAGCAAAAAACAAAGATAGACGTCTATTTTTACATTTAGTTAAACGCATTATATCTGCAATTTCTTTTTCCTTTGAATAGATTTCGTTATATTGTTTACTTTCTAATAAATTGGTATTTGAAACCTGCACTGAATTTACTTGTTTTTTGAATGTATTAAACGATTTAGGAAGGGACAGCATAAGCTTTAGTATGTAAATCAACATGATTAACGCAATAAGTAAACAGAAAGTAATCGAGAAAAAAGTTTTTGGACCTGCTGGAAGGTAATAAAACACATAATTTAATGTGTTTTCACTGACTATATTAATTAAATCTTTCATTGCTATTCTCTTGTTCATGAAAAAGGAAACAATAGAATAGTATAATTGCAAAAAAAACCCAATTAATAATCAGGCTTTTTATTCTATGCGCTTTAAACCGCATTTTGTACCAATTATATATGCGCATTTGCGCAAAGTCCAGCATTTTAATAACACTTTTTTGAATTTTATGCCGCTTTTTTGAAAAAATCGTAAATATTGCCTCTTATAAACATTTCGGCTTGGTTTAATAAATTAATAATATCGTGAGGTCTTTTGCCTACAGCTTTAGCTTGAGCATTACACGAAACATCACGCAAATAGTACGCAGTTAATACAATCCACTGGGAATAATTATCTAATTTAAGTTTGAGAACTGCATTATCAACAATCTGCGCCTCTTCTTCGGTTAAATACTGGCGATAATCAAAATCCCTAGGTGCACCTTCAATGCCAGCAGATTTCGACGGATACTCAGTTCCCATCCTTTTTAAAATGCGTGTGTTCTTCCACGCTGTCAGAATATCTTTAGTTTCTCTCACTATGCACCTCGTTTCAATTCTTTCAGTTTTAATTGGTATTTAGCTCTAATATCTTTTATTTGCTCAATAGTGTATTTTTTCGGTTCGTGATAACCCTCTAACCACTCAACTTTTTCTACACCTATTTTTTTCACTAAATTAATTCTGTATTCAACTATGTTGCCTGATTTATGGTTATTGCACGCCGAGCATTGTTTATGTACGTTTAACTCACAGAAACGTGACTCTGGACATACCCCAACACTCCGATAATGCCCTGCGTGATATTGCCCGCTATGATACCGTCCACAACTAATGCACGGCTCGTTTTTATCTCTTTCTCGAATAAATGCATTAAATGCTGTTTGCGCATCTCTTAAATGCTCTGAGCGTGTTTTAATCCTTTCTTTTGCAATGTTATGTAATGCTCTTCGAGTACGCTCTTGAACTTTGTTATCTTTTGCATACTGAATAGCACAATCAACCGAACATACTTGAGCAAGCGAGTTAAATAGCGCAAATTTTCTGCCACAGCTTTTACATTTTTTTTGCTTTATTTCTCTCTTCATCGTCTGAACTTCGTTTTATTCATATAAAACTTACCACAAGACCCTTTTACTTCGCCGTTAACGCCGATTAGCGGTCTATTGCAAACAAAAAAATCCAAATCAACGTTATACAAGCACTCCCCGCCACATTCTGGACATTTAAAATCAGTTTTGGTTAATTTGTGTTTCTTCGGCATTGTCGTTAACCTTGTTTAAATTATGCTGATTAATGTATTCTCTGCGTTGTTCTCTAACTATTGCGATTGCTCGTTCTAACTCTTGTTCTTTATCGTCGTATAGTTTCAGTTGTTCTTTGTGTTTGTTGTTCATCATGCCACCTGTTGCATTTTTAATTTTTGATATTCGCTGTCACTCGGTATTCTCAATCTAAACCCGTTCTGACTAGCCCAAGTTTCAATTTGTTGTAGGTAAAAATGCATTTCCCCTGTATCAAGTTCTGATGTTTTTCTTAATTGCTGTTTAACTGTTATCTCACCTGTTAATAGATTTTTATGCTCGACATTTTCGTAACCTAAAAATGTTTCTTTTAAATCGTGCTTAACACTTTCCATGCTGTAGTTATTAGTTTTTGTTTTAACGTTCGCCTGTTTGGCTAAATCGTCATACCACATGTGAGATAGCGAGTTCTGATCGATAGTGCGCTTATCTTTCCAAATTTTTATAATCAGTCTGTATCGTTTGCCGCTTTTAGCTAACTCTAATAGCGTATTTACAATCGATTTGATATTACTTTCGTGTAGACAAAGATCATCCATTGTTATTACCTAATAGCTCTTCCTGAATTTTTTCAATCTTTATTGCCGCATTATTCATAATTGCTAGTTTTAAAAACTCCTCTCGTTCAGCTTCATTTAATCCCATTTGCTCAATAAATTTATTGGCAACATTTCGAGTGATTGGTTTTTGTCTTCGTTCAATGAATGATATCGTTGCAACACTAACCTCTAATATTTCAGCAAGCCCAGCTTGAGAAAGCCCTAACTCAACTCGAACTTTAGCTAAATATTTGCCAAGTTTTCCCTTTTTTCTCGCTATACGAGGTAACAACCATCCGTTAGATATCAATACGTCGTTATTTTCCATGTCGTTACTCATTTCGTTACTCTCCAGATAACAAATGCCCAAAAAACTAATAGCGCTATATAAAATATTGTTTTATCACTCATACTAAACCTTCACACACTGAAAATTGCGGACCAGAACGTTGACTTTTTCTTTCATGAAACCAACTTTAATCACACCGTACATTTTTATTAACTCCGCCTCGGTCATTTTTGATTTGGTAATTAATTTGATTACCCCCCCACTCCTGCCAACCTTTTTTTACTTCTGCTGTTATTTTGTAAGCCATTTCTGTATCAACTCCCTCAATTTTTCTCTTTCTTCATCAGTAAATTTCTTTGCTCGTTCTGCTAACTCATATTTAACTTTTGCTACATTTGCGCCACGTTTTCTGATTTCTGTCACATAGTCATATGCTATTTTGTCCAACATGTGACCCTGTCCTAGTAGGCAGTGGTTAACTCGACATGACATGACCAAAACCAAATTTTTGTTTTATTTCGTAAAGCTTTGATAATTGTCTCTCACGAGATAACGGTTTTCCTTGAACTGTTTTAGGCAGTGCCTTATTCGGTGTTGGGATTACCCATCCTGTCATTATTTTTTTTGCCATTTCGCTAATCATTCTTTCCGCTCTGATTAACAATTTTTCTTTTCCCAAATTTTCATCCAGCATTAATCGGTGGAGATCGTTTATTAACCAGTAATTAGCAGCGCTTCCGTAATCGTAATTGCAAAAATCATCAAAACCCTTGTATTTACCGAATTCAATAACCGCCTTAGTTAAATTTTCTGCGGTTGGTAATCTGTATTGTTCAGCTAGCCCTTTTTCACACCATCCGATAAACTGCCCTACCGATGGCATAAACGGGTTATTTTGCTGTCTGGCTATACGCATACCTGCATTAATCATTGCTGGATTAATTCCGTTTTCAATAAAACCAATTATCCACTGCCGTTTAATTGCGTTCTCGTCGTTATGATTTAGAGTGTGGAACATCGCCGGACATGCGGCTCTCAGCTGACTAAATAATTTATTTACAACCTCCGCAACTAGTTCTTTCTGCTGTTGTTGTTTTTGATTATCAACGGTATTCACAATGTTGATTTGCGGGACTAATGCAGCAATATTTTTCATCAGAACATTTCTCCATCAAGGTTGTTTATCCATGACGTATCGTCAGTTGCATGGTTGCGAGCAGCAATATTATTTTTGATGGGAAACAGACCCTGCCAACCGTTCATAATCGATTGGTTAATCATCAATTCCGGGTTTTCTTGCGTCTCCAGCATTTGAGATTGTTTCACCCACGATTGAGGTTGTAGTTTTTTGCCTAACGAATTTCTGTAATCAATCCAGTTTTTCCAAACGTCAATACTCACGTTTTTTGGCTGGACAGTCATAGGGTCAAAATCACTAGTTATTTTTTTTGTAATATTGTTTTTAATAGTGTCTTTTGTAGAGTGACATTTTTTGTTACTGGTTCGGACGATTCAAAAACTAGTGAATATTCAGTTATTCCACCATTATTTTTAATGGCATTAATTAATCCTAAATTAGCTAATTCAGTTAGCGCCGTGTAAATAGTTCGTCTATCTCTGATTCCTAAATAATTCATAAACTGTGACGCACTGATTTTGTCGCTATTTTTACCCCAGCCAGTAGTTTTACGAGTTATTAGGAGATAACAGCGCAATGCATTGGCTGACATTTTAGCCATTAACTCATCAACTACAGCATTAGGAACCTGAAACGAATTAGCTATAAACTGACTCATTAATCACCTCTCATTGAATATTCAGCGTACTGAACGCCATTCTCATGGACTAAACGGCTATCAATATCAAAACCAGCCTGTTTCAGGTCGTAGATACGCGCGCCTAATCTAAAACAGCCGTATAGATTCAACGCCTGCAATGGATTAATTGTTTTACCACTCTGCAAATGAATTAATCTCCGCTCGCATTGGCTCAGTGTTTTTTTGTTTTTTTGTTTTTTAGCATATTCATGATTACCTAATGATTAGAAGTTCCGTAATACAACCATTCAACAGAGCAATTCAAAGCTTTAGCTATCTCAACAATATTTCTTGGCTTTTCAATGTTCCCAGCTTCTAAATCGCTAATTGATTGTTGTTTCATTCCGACTAATTTAGCCAGTGATGCTTGGCTAATATTAAGTTCGATTCGTTTATTTTTAACTCGTTCACCTATTGTCATTAAAACCTCTGCAAAGATTACAGTTATAACTGTATTAAATAACAGTTTATACTGTTTATCAATTACAGATTTATCTGTATTATTTTATTAATCACAAAAGGAGAATTTTCAAATGAACAATCTCGGTCAAAGAATTAGAGCCAGACGTGAAGAATTGGGATTAACTCAAGAACAAGTTGCGGAACAAGTAGGAATTAAACAACAATCCTACCAAGCTATAGAAAGCGGTGGTGTAAAAAAACCACGCCATTTATACGAAATTTCAGTGACTTTAAAATGTGATATGGCATGGTTATTAAGTGGAAAAGAAAAGGACGTAATAAACGTAGAAAAAATAGAAATTCACGCCCATCAAGTCCCATTAATAAGCTACGTGCAAGCAGGAGTATGGACAGAGTCGTGTGAACTTAGAGATTCAACTGGATTTGAATATATTATGACATCATTAGAATTATCAAATAAAGCATTTGCACTAAAAATAAAAGGCGATTCAATGGAGCCAGAATTTAAAGAAGGTGATGTTGTTATTATCGATCCTGCGATAAAACCATTTCCAGGTGAATTTGTGGTAGCTGTAAATGGAGATGAAGAGGCAACTTTTAAAAAGTACCGTGAATTAGGATATGATGAGCATGAAAGAATGCAGTTTGAACTCATACCACTCAATCCAGATTACACAACCATGAGCACATTAAAGCAACAGATTAGAATAATTGGTACCATGGTTGAGCACAGAATTTTTAGAAGAAAAAGGTAATTAACATGGCTGTTAAATTTAGAAAAAGAATAAAAATAATACCTGGTGTAAATATAAATTTAAGTTCTAAAGGAGCTAGCGTTAGTCTTGGAGGACGTGGAGCATCAATTAATATAGGAAAAAAAGGTATTTATGGCAATTTAAGTTTACCAGGTAGCGGATTATCATATCGCACAAAGTTATCCAGTAACGAGCGAAAAAATGCTATAGATTTGGCTCAAAATTCAATAAACGAATCCATTACTATAAGAGTAAGAATAAATGATGATGGAACAATTGAATATTTAAATTCAAATGATGACAGCTATTTACCAAATAATATTGTTGCAAGTTTTAAAAAAAATAATAAGGAAACCCTAATATCAATGTTCAAAGAAGCCTGTCAAAAATTTAATGACGGCTTAGAACAGCTTGATAAGATACACTTAACAGCATTACCTCCATCTGATACCAGAATTTACCATGTAAAAACGTTTTCATCCCCACCACCTAAAAAACAGTTAAGACAGCCAACATTATTAAGTAAAATATTACCATTTGTCGAGAAAAAACGGTTAAAAATTAATGATAGTTTAGAATCAGAATATATAAAAAAACTAAATATTTGGAATACAAATAAAGAAGAATTTGAAAAAAATGAAGAAATCATTGCAAATAAGATAAACATTCTCTTAGCTTCTGGTGATGAAGATACTGTAAATTCAGAACTTGTTACTTTATTATCAAATATACATTTTCCTAAAGAGACAAATGTTAATTTTGAATTAAATCAGAATAATTTAATCCTGGATATTGATTTGCCTGAAATCGAAGATATTCCTGATAAAAAATATACCGCTTCTGAAAGCAGTTTAAGAATTTCAGTTAAAACTATTTCTGATACAGAGAAAAGAAAAATTTATATGACCCATATTCATTCAATAATTTTTAGAATTATTGCTGATGTATTTGGTTTAATTCCTACTATTGAAAAAATTACTCTTTCAGCATATTCACAAAGGCCAAACGTTCAAACAGGTGAAATTGAAGATCAATATCTTGTAAGTGTTAACGTTGAAAAATCATCATGGAAATCAATTAATTTTAACAACATTGAAAATATAAATGTTGTAGAGTGCTTTGAACAATTTGAATTAGTCCGTAATATGACTAAAACAGGTTTATTCAAGCCAATAATACCATTTGCAACTTTAAACAAAGATAATGATGAAATTGAAGAAGATTTAATAAATAAATTCCAACTTTCTGATAATGATGAAAATTTAAATTCACAACTATTAGAACCTCAAGATCAAGTTAAAAAATTAATTCATCCTAACAAATGGTTGATTATAGGAATAACCTTATTTCCTTATATTTTCTCATGGTTTACTTTAAACAAAGGATATTCAAATTTAGTAAGATTAATTAGCTTTATATGGATGATTGTTTTTATCGCTATATGTATTTCAGACTAA